CTTTTTGAAAAAGATGAAATGAAATGGGTGTCGTGGGAAGAATTGGGGAGTCTTCCGGTTCGTTCTTTTTATTATGCAATGATTCAAATACTTTTTAATCACCAGAAAGAAATTCAGAGATTTGTAAAAAAGTGAATGAATTCCGGTAAAAATTTAAAAATTTCTTTTTGATAGTGGGTTTAATATGAATTTCACTTGAGTTGTGTCTATCAAGACAGATAATTGAAACGTTGTACCATACCATGGATTATTTCCTAGTTTTAAATTACATGGCACAATTCCATAGCAATTTTGAAATAGTTGAATTATTTCATTAGTTGATTCTGCTGTTTTTATTACGCTACTATATGTAGGCCATTCTACCCTTAATCCTTCGAATGTGTATAAATAGTTTGTTATCATGCAATCAATGTTAATTGGATTCGTTTCTAATATATTTCCAATACTTAATGTATTTGCACCAACACTTCCAACAAGTTTATCATCATCTAAATTATACAAAGGAGCTTTACCTGCTAAAAAATTTGACACCACATCTTCGCTACGAGGTGTAGTAGGAATTTCAACAACATTTTTTAAAAAATCAGAAATGTTACAATAAAATCGTAGTGTTTTATTGGTGTTTGTTTCATACGCATTTTCAAATGTCGGAGTACCCATTCTTTTTTGTTGCGACATTCCTTTGTACGACTGCAAAGTAGCTTTTTTACTACCTTGGTTTTGTCCTCTATCAAAATTAAAATTCATAATATTTTGTAACAATATAATATTTTGTAACAATAATATTTTGTAACAAATTTAAATAATCAAATAACCAAGAATCGTTTTTGCATGCAAAACACGGTCATTGCTTGCTTTTCGAAAAAGATGAAATGGGTCTCATGTGAAGAATTGAGGAGTCTTCCATTTCTTTTTATCATGCAATGATTCAAATACTTTTTAATAAAGAAATTCAGAGATTTGTAAAATAATATTTTTATATGTTATGTATAATTCTTTAAAAGTAGCAAAAAGTGTTGATAGCGTTTATCGTTCTGGAGTTTCTCAATATATTAATGTAGAATTTAGCTCACCTATCAACGATAACGTCTCTTTTAAAGTCGATATTAAAAATAACTTTGCAAATACATTGAAAGATTTTATTAGTAAAATTCAAAGATTTGTTACATCGATTCATTTATTAAAAACGGGAACTGGAGAAACTACATATGCACTTACTGCTAGTGATTTAAACATATTAACAGAACACTATCTTAATACTCATTATCAAAAATATTTAATTGCAAATAATCTTACGGGAAGTCGTACTAAACTATCTTGAATAATTTAGATTATATTTATATGTAAAATCTCCAACTTTGTATGTGAGGAGGCAATTAAATAAATAATCTTTATATTCGTGGGGCAATGATAAATATAATATAGAATCCTCAAAATTAATTTGAGGAGTGGCCAAAGAATTTAAAGAAGTATATCCGTCTCCTGTATAAGAATACGCACCAATTATATTACAAACTAATTCTGTGGATATATTACGGTCGATAATTGTAGTAAAAGTTGATGTTTCATTACTAGACTCTAATTTTAGTGACAAATTAGAAAAAAACGAATTGTTTTTTGTGGCATAATTAAGAGAATTTGAATCTGTTCGTTTGTCAAATTTTAATATTCTGCTAATAGAATCAATGTCTGGACCAGAACCTCTTAAATTAACTTTTGCGGTACTCATATATTATTATATCATTTTAATATATGAGTTGTGAAAGTCCATTTGTTATTCCAGAACCATCGACATTTTTTTTTTCAAAAATCTACATATTTGGATGTACTGGTTCTGTTAGTGTTCCGGAATATACTACACCAACTTACACCACATCAGTCGGAGGACAACCTATATCAAACACAACATGCTCGCCCGGAACTGTAATATGGCCAACGTTTTTATTATCGGGTACTGCATCTATTCCAATCGGGTTTGAACTGGATAATAATAACATTGTAATATCTTCGGTACCACCAACAAGTCCTTATGGAACAAGCTACCTCTATATATATTCATTTGATTTTAATTATAATTTAAATGGTACTGATTATTCGATTCCCAATATAGGACCATTATCAGTTTCAACAAACAATGATATTTTTTCTTCATCCATTTTATTAGGTAACTTTACAGAATCCTTTGTAATAGACGGATTTACAATTTCTTCTATTTTTACACTTACACTATTATTTTGTTTAAACCCAGTATTACCTAATGGATGGGTAACTCTTCAAGTAGGCGTTGAATTTACGACTTCCGCATGCGACGTATCTTATTCAACATCTTTTCTTCTGAATTTACCAGTGATTTCAGTAAAAGAAAAAGAGAATGAAGGTTAAAATAAACTTTCGTTTTCTTATAGATTTAATTGGACCAGTATTCCTTTTGAAAATGTGTGGATTTTCAAAAGGAATACTACGCTTTATAATATTTCAATCAAATAATCAAATAATCAAGAATCGTTTTTGCATGCAAAACACGGTCATTGCTCAACTTTTTTGCCAAATAAACAATGGAATGGCGATGTATTTCCAAGATACTCTTTGAATAACGATACGCTTCCTTCAAAATCTCGTTTATCTGGTCATCAATATCTTCTTTGTATTTCTCACTTGTTTGTGGATAAATCACATTTTTTCCCATTCCGTAATACACTACCATTTTTGTGGCGAGCTTAAGTGCTTCTTCAAAATCATTGATTGCGCCCGTGGTGGTGGATAAATTGTAAATCAATTCTTCCGCAATCCTCCCAGCCAAAAGTATCATCAAATGTTCAAACAATGCTTCTCTTGTGTAAATATTATTTGTATCTCCTTCAAAAATGGTGTAACCCGGAGTCTTGGGGGAAGAAAGATTAATCACCACTTTGGTCATTTTAGAATGATGTTTGCAAAGCAACCCTACAATTGCATGTCCCATCTCATGAACACTGATGCGTTCTATCGTGTCACTTGTATATTCTTGTTCATCTGGTTGCCATCCAGCAATGATTTTATTAAAAACATCATCCACATCTTTTTGTGTAAAAACGACGCGATTGTCACGAAGCGCACATAACATGGCTTCATTCAAAAGATTCTCAATCTGTGCTCCAGAAAGTCCCTCGGAAATATCCACCAAATCTGCCACATTAACACTTGTATCATGCGGCTTTCCTTTCAAATGAATTTCCAAAATAGATTCGCGTGTCTTTGAATCGGGATAACCAATGTAAATCTTTTTGTCAATTCGTCCGGGACGAAGAAGCGCAGAATCCAATAAATCCACGCGGTTTGTTGCACCAATCACAAAGACTCCACTATTAGGTTTGAAACCGTCCAAAGAAACCAACAATTCGTTTAATGTACTGTCGCGCTCATTGCCAGCCGTCTCTCCATCACTACTCCGCTTTCTTCCCAACGCATCAATTTCATCAATAAAAATGATGCATGGAACATTCTCGCTGGCCAACTTAAAGAGTTCGCGAATTCGTGATGCACCCACCCCCACATACTTTTCCTGGAATTCAGAACCCGAAACAGAAATAAAACTCATGTTGGCTTCGCCGGCAAACGCCTTGGCAATCATCGTTTTTCCATTGCCGGGAGGACCCTCGAAAATGATGCCCCGGGGCGTCCGCACATTGAACGCCTGATATTTTTGATAATTTTGCAAAATGTCTAAACATTGTTGGAGTTCGCTTTTGATGGACTTGTAACCGCCAATGTCTTTAAAAGAAACAGGATGATTTGTGACGACTTCAAAATTCTCGGATTTTTTCGGTTTGGGGACAGGAATGTTTGAAAATTTTTCCTGTATTTTCTTGTAATATTCTTGCTTTTTGCTTTCTCGGGAGTAGATTTCTTCCGGTTGAAAATCCAATGGAATGAAGATTTCAAAGGGTTCATCAATATCATTTTCCTTTATGATTTTGTCAATGACATTATATAACTCGTAAATGGAAGAATTTTGAGGTTTTTGGGTATTTGCGATTCGTTTCATGTAATCATTGTAATACTTTTGGGATATGGGATATTTATGACGCATAGGATTGAAAGCGGTTACCAGGCCGAAGCAAAAGAAAAGAATCCACATTACTATAATATTATTTTATTTTTTATATTATTTATTAATATATGGAAAGAATACAACCAGATTTTTCTATTAAATTAAATGATGTGCAATTACTTAAAAAGTTTCATACTCCAGATTTTGATAGAATATTTTCTGATTTACGAATTTTTCATGACACTATGTTTGTAATAAATTTGTCAGAAGATAATATATTTGTATCGCCATATAAGGATGAAAGAGGGCTAGAGACGTTTAATTATAATTATTAAAAAAGAGGTGGTTTTAAACAAGCGTATGATTTTTTATTATCTTTTTTAAAATTTCAAATAATCAATAGTGGTATTATTTCTACATTGCGAAATATTGAAATTAAAACATATGATGGTATGATATTTACAGGTAAACCTCGTGAAAAAAAAGCGATTACTGTACAAAACAGATTTGCAATATTTTTGAAGCAACAAGCTCGTCAATAAAAGAAAGTTCATTTCATAATGACGATTGTTTGTTCAATATACTCACATATTATAAACCGGATGGCCCCGTACTAGGGACCAATATTTTATTTTACGACCAAAGAAAGGCCCCTTTACACGTTCATATGAGTAAATCTATTGGAGAATATAATGTAGATAATTCAGAAATATTAATTTCGAAAACTCAAAAAGAAATTAACGACATGTATGATGAATACGGTATTGAGCCAGTTTTATTACGGGGGTTATATAACTCGGGCGACACGCTTGTTTTGAATGATATGTTATTAAAACATTCTGTTGTTAGTCCCCAAGAAATTTATGAATTTGATGAAAGTGGTAATAAAATCATGACAATTAAGGTGGCAACATCTAAAACAAGAGATGGAGTCGAAAGTATAGATGAAAAAATTAGGGTTTGTCCGCAACAAATACTTCCGTCGGAGAGAGATTTAAATAATAGGGGGGTTGTCAGATTAGGAATAGTTAATCTGCTCCCTTCGATAGACTCCAGAAGCAAATTACTATCAAACATATACGGTTATGGAGATGAATCAAATTATATTAGAACAGAATTTGGATTCGTTATTACTCCAGATGAAATACCCATGGCAATTCCTGAAATGAATTTTGACATTAATGAATATGCTAGATTTTTAAAAACATTAAATGATGTGGAATCTTATGGTACTTGTGGAGAATTTTCATTTGTGCCTTCACTACATTTAAGTAAAGAAGAGGAGGATTTAGCTGCCGATATACCTATATCAGAATTTTTGGCTGATACTAGCACTAATCTAGTGGGACGAATAATTGAAGAGAGAAATAAAATACTGCAAAGTAAAAAAATTCCACATGTATTTAAAGTCACTGGAGGCGTTAAAAGGCGACAAACAAAACGCAATCATAAAAAACGAACAAAACGAAAGAAGTCGAAAAGAAATAAATTAAAATAACTCCAATACCCCCTTTATTTGTTCTAATTTCGATTCGATATCACCACATTGCCAATTTTTTTCGTGGTGATTTTTGCTTCTTCGCAAATCACAAATTAAAATATAAAACTATATTATGGTCAAGGGTGGGTCCGGTTTAACACGAGCGAATCTGGAAGCGAATCCAGAACCAGAAGAGGTGACATTCCGAAGATTTATTAGTGGTAGCGAGATAGTCGGAGAGCCTATGGAGGAGGGGAACAGTGGGTTCCTTTTACGTTATTACAATTCAGAAGTTTTCTATAAAAGTACTGACGCTGACACATACCAAAACCCAGTACATACCATTTTAGTTAAATTTGTTTCTATAGAAAACCGTGAGGAATTAGATGACTTTAATTCGGAGGTATCTATACAAAGAGATATTTATGATAAAACGAAAGATGGATTAGAACCATTGTGCCCGGCCATTGTATTTAGCGGGGTTTTTGAAAAGGAAGATTCAATTATAACAGATTTAAATTTAGACATTACTATATATCCCGAAAGAATTGGTGTCATTGCGATGGAATTTATGGAAGAATATGAAAGTATGGGCAAGGTAGCATACAGGGAAATAAAAAGGAGTCCTTATAATACTGCGGCGGTTTTTGCAGCCGCTGCATTTTTACTTATTGAATTAGCAGAAAAAACGGGGTATACACAAGGAGATTTTCATTTTGATAATATTTTTTTTAAGGTGCTTCCCGAAAGTGCAGAATATCCATATTTTTTAACAGATGAAGATATTATACCAGATATCAACCTTCAATATATCATGAGATATATCAGGAGATTAAAACCTATAATTATTGATTTTGGAATGGCAACAAAAATAAACGCGCGACGTTACCATATATCTCAAATGTACAATGAATGTAATTTCAGACTATTACTGGGTTCCATATGCGCACAAGGGTGTAGAAACAAATATTCTAATGTTATATTGGCATTCCCTGATGTGTATGGTTGGGCATCTGGGTTACAAACCCCACTAACTGTGGTAGAAGAATCTAGAACGAGCGAAATAATGTTGACAAAAATATATGATGAAAATTTGCAAAAAACAGAACGGTACTTGAACGACTTACGAACAAAACCCCGTAGAATGTTTAGTTTTTTTAAAAACGCCGAAGGAACCGAGGACTATTGTAATATGCCAATTACTATAACAAGATTGTTAAATTCTAATTTTGATGGAGAAGATGGAATTATGAGTAAAATGATAACCGCGAGAGCCAATTCTAATGTTAAAATCAAAAGGTTACTAACTCCTCAAGAAGAAGCTTACAAGATAGCCGCACTAACTCCTCAAGAGGAAGAAGAAGCTTACAAGATAGCCGAATCAGAATTTTTAGACAATCCAAGCATTAATTTAGTAGGACGAATAACTGAAGAGAGAAATAAAATTCTCCGAAGTAAAAGAAATGGTGGTAGAAATGGTTCTAGAAAACGTAAAAAGGGAACAAAAAACCGAAAAAATTAAAATAACTCCAAGACCCCCTTTATTTGTTCCAATTTTGATTCAATATCACCACATTGGACGGCATGGTGAAAGAGTGAAGTCTCTCTATTTTTAACATTTCTTCCCCAAATCACATATTTATCTGGTATATAATTGTATTTTATGAGATGTAAATGTTGATTAACAATGGTTTGGTCGCCTAATGGCATTTGTCTCTTTGGCGTATTTTGCATGATTGAATAAACGAGTGTAAAAAATTTCAGCATTTCTGTATTATTGTTTTTAATAATGAAAAATCCAGTATTTACTTGATTTGTATCATTTTCGCGCATAAAAAAAATGTTTTCGGGTGATTCTGCGATAAATTCTTCCAACACATTCCAATACTGTTTGTTTTGATGAATAAAATGTACATCGCAATCAGAAAAAACAAAATATTTATGTGGCGACGGTTTTGACAAGACATTAATTACATTCTTTATCTTGGAAGAAACACAATGATACCATAAATCTGTTTGAAATCCTTCTTCGTGAAAATCAACTTCTTCCAACCAATGCTCTGCAGTGACTCCCATTTTTTCAAGGGAAGAATGATAAATGTCTGCTAATTTTGAGTAATTGGGAGTAGAATAAGACGCAAAAAGAGCATTTTTTAAAAAAGGAATCGTCTTTGTTCCAAACATCACTTCGTTGTCACATCCACGAACTGATGTAAATGTGGAGTAATCTGCACTAAAAGTAATTACATGCGTTTTTTTGCCAAATGTGGCCGTTACTACAAACTTATCTATAATCTTGTATTCTCCGTCGCCGAAAGCATTCATTTTACCGTTTTTTAAAAAGACAATATAGTTATACCCCCATGTGTATAAATGATATAAAAATGGAGGATTAAAAGGGATGACTTTGTGGGTGGTATAATGACGAGCAACAATATCAACGTCGTAAATTTCATCACATTCTTCCGTTCGAAATTCTTTCAAGAGAGTAACCTCAAATGATTGAACAATCTGGAACAATCTTCTGCAAAAGTAATGATAATCCTTTAATTTATGAGGAGGCGTGTGATATGCTTCTTCCAATGCCAGTCTCATAATTTCATGTTTAGGAGTACAACCTAACATTCCTTGAAACAAGGAATTGGGAATGACGGAAGAATTGACGGAAACAAAATCGCGCTCTTTTACGACTTCATTGATATTTTTGCATAAAATGGCATCGGAATCCATGAAAAACCCACCATTTATGTACAAATAGTAGTATCGGAATAAATCTGCTTTATGACATCCTTTAAAAGAATGAAATTTCGCGATAATATCCGGATATCCGTCGAGTGGATTTGTATGAAAAAAATGAAGAATGTCATTGTCTGAAAAATATTTGTATTCCCAGTTTCCCAAGTATTGTTTGTTTATTTCAAAAACATATTGAGGGATAGGTTGAATGGCCGTTTGAAAGAATACGGTTGGAATCATTTATTTATAGTAATATAATTAAATGACAACTATTTTAACGACAACTGTTTACGAAATAAATTTACTAAAATTTAAATATAAACACCATAATCCATTCAAACCTAAAAAGAGGGGATGAAAACGTTAAAGGGGTATTTTTCATAAAAAATATCATATGAATATATGGAAGACGAATATTTTTATAGTATTCCAAGTAACTACTTCTCAAATAACGAGACAGAAGAATTAGAAATAAAGAGTAGGTTTATAGAAATATTAGATTCTAATGGCGTTAATTTGGGAGAATTAGACAAAGAACAACTTAATGGGATATGTGGTGTCAATGAAGGATTAACAAGTAATTTAAAAACTCAAACAAGTGATTTTCTACTTTATGTTAAATGTGACGAGGATATTGTAGCGGCTGTCACATTTAAATTAGATTTTTTAACCGGTGACATGGAATTTGAGGAAGAAAATGAAGAAAATGAGGAAATGGATATACCTGAAATTCCGTGGGAAATTTCTCGTATTTTAATACAAACATTGTGTAGTAAGAAAAAAGGATATGGCAGGAAAATAATTGAAAAAATAAAAAATATTTTATATTCTTGTGCCGATGATGGATTAGGTGAAGCTGTAATTCAATTAGATTATACAATAGAAAGCAAAGGCTTTTATGAAAAACTAGATTTTAATTGTAAAAATGATAAATGTATTTTGAATCTTACTTTTGGTGGAACCAAGCATAAATTAAAACGTAAAATACGAAAGAAAACGAAGAAATTTATTTTTCGCCTTAAAAAAAATTCCCACTAATTTAACGTTGAATTCTGATTTTTGTAAAGTTAACATTGAGTAATTATAGGGTTTCATCTTCCGTATAAATATTATGTTCTCAAATTAGTCACATCAATCACCGGCAAAGGAATGATGTTGTATCCTTTTTGCAGAGGATGAAGCTGAACGAGACACATTTTGGTCACTCTTTTGTCATATTTTGTTTCTAAAATATGTCGGTACATGTTTAATTGAAGCGTGTAATGCCAAAAATTCGAATCAGGCATATACTCAATCGCTTCTGTCAATGCATATTTTCCCCAACCATTTTTTGAAATGTCCTTGCACCTTTTCCAATCATAAATCATAACCGACCCATCTTCGTTTTCATAAACCATGTCAATAGTTCCCGAAATCCGAATGTCCTCATTAAATACGACCCATTCGCTCCGGTATGGAACAAGGTGTGGTGTATCCCTAATAAAGTCCATTAAATACGACCATTCTAGTGACTCATTTGTGCAAGGGTCGATAATATCTGCGTGAGTACTTTTGGGGGGGACGCCCTTCATTAAAACCTCAATGTCGTGATGTAGTTTCGTTCCTTCCATAGAACCTTGTGTTTCCCATTGTTTTTTGATTTCTTCTCTTGTTTTGCCAAAATAAGGTGATAATTTCCATTTTTTAGAAGCCATCATTTTATCAATGATTTTATCCGCGTCAAAGGGTTCAAAATGGGAATGAACCCATGTAGTGACACTTGTGTATTTGGCCGTGTCATTTAATATTTTGTAACGATGACCATTTTCTTCAAATTGAATAAGACTATCACGAGGATGCATTTTATATTGATTGTAAAATTGTTTTTATAATCAATTTTTAATATTCAGAAAATATAATGAATTTAACTGGAATAAGTCCATTAAGTAGTAATAATTTATTTGGTACAACTGTATTGGAAACACCCATGAAGAAAAAGTTGATTGATAAATTATTGATTCCATGTGTTCAACGAAAATGGGAAGAATTGCATCACAATTATTTATTATGGAATGCGAGGTTGCGTGATTCTTTTGAGGGTCCAGAAGACGAAATCTATCAGTATTTTTTACAATCATTGGAACTAATGTTGAACAAATATAAAAAAGAAGAATGTACAAATATGCAATTTGTCTATAATCTTCCGCCTGTTAAATTAAAACCTGAATACGAAATTCACAAACTTCTTTATGGAATAAAATTCGACAAAGATAAGTTGGCTCGGATTGCGATATTAATGAAACGGGAGGGAATGACCATCGATAAAATAAGACAAATGGTTTAACGCCTTCTTCGGCTTTTACTTTTTCTTCTTTTTCTTGTGCCTTTTCTTTTTCGTCTTCCACCTAAACTTTCTAAACTTTCTTCCTTGCGTGTTTTTGCTTTCATCTGTTCATTCTTCGACGATTGTCTTGGTTTATAACCAGGTGGCATTAAAGATGTATCAAACCTGGAGGAGTGAGATTCCCATGTTTTTTTAGGGGGGTTCTCCTTTCTCTCTTTCTCTTTAAGTCTCTCTTCCTTTTCAAGTCTTTTTCTCTCGTCATATGCTGCTTGTCTTTTTCGGTTGTCTTCTTGAAGCCTTTTATTTACTTCTGCCGAACTATTCCTGTGTCTATGTGCTTTTTCTTCTGCCATACTCTCCAAGTACTTTTCATGTGCCCATTTTTTATAATTCCTTACTGCTTCTGAACGTTCTTTTGGACTTTTATTATAAGCATTCCATTCCATTATCCAATCCTCCTTAGTTTCCGGAGGTGCAAGATTAAAAAAACGAAGGATACGGGGTTGTTGTCATATTATTACTAAATATAACATTTTGAAAAAAATGAAGATTGATAAAATAATATGTTAATATATGAGCGAAGATGCCCCACTTGCCCCACTTAGAAATCCATATTTAAATAGAAATTCGAAGCCCGTTGTCAATCCACATGTACTCAATCCATTCGCGAACCCAAGAAAAAGTTTCGTGACACCAAAAGTAGAACCAATAGAACCAGTAATAGAACCAATAGATGAATTAAATACTCGTGTTAATACAACTTTTAATTTATCAGAATTATCAGAAAAAAATTTTAAATTGGACCGTTTATCTTTTATAAAAGAGAGGATTCCTAATATTATAAATACATTGAATTCACTATTTTTAAGAGCAGATTCCGAATGCTCGAATTTTACATATGATGTTTTTTTAAAAAACATGAATTCAATTAATAAAGATTTTGGTAATCAATTATCGTTAATACTCCGGTGTTGCGAAGTATTAACTATGATAGATACAGCCACTAGAGCCGATGAATATTCATCCGTTTTTGTTGATATAGACAACATTTCTGATGAACATGCCCAAATGTTATTTTACGCATTGGAATCTAAACCATTTAAGCCTGCTATATCTGGAAATATTCCATGGGATAAAGAAGATATAGAAGATATGAATCGGAAAAAGTACAACTACGAATTAAGCAAATTTAAAAAAAAAATGAAACGCGACAGAGAGATAGAAAATATATGTTCTAAACTGAATATAGAAGACAGTGAGTATTTAGAATGGTTAAAAATGTGTAATGACTTTAAAAAAACCCAAAGATTTAACAACCCTTTAACAATTGAAAACTTGTCAGAATTGTGTAATTCAATAACGGAAAATATTCAAACATGTATTGAAAAAATCCAAGATTTTTCATCATATATCAATGAATTGGATGTGATTTCTGGAGGCAGGCAAACTAAAAGATGCAAAAAACGATACAGGAGAACACGGAATTTGAAATGTAAAAATATAAAGAGAATATATGCTTAAACTAAAATTTGATGGAGATTGTGTATCATTTAATATGAAATGTGACATAAATAGGAATAAATACAACCTAACAGAAGAATTTGGTGACTGTATAAAAATATCAGAAATAAAAGTTATAAAGTTCAATGACAAACTCGAGAGTCTTCCAGAATCATTTGGAAATTTATCTGAGCTAACAGAGTTATATT